TTATCTTAAAGATCTAAATAGGGCGATGCAAACGCCGAAGATCCGGAGAGCGACGCGGGGGATCGCTATGGTGTTGAAGCGGGAGTTCAGGGGTTCGAGGAGAATAGTATCGCCCTGGGGATTGAACCGCTTGAAGGTCCACTCGCCGCGATCATCTCCGAATATCCCATATATATTACGAGTGATTTGAGAGTGTGGGACGTTCCGCTCTATCAGGAGGAGGTCGTGATCGTGGAACTCGGGCTCCATGGAATCGCCGGAGACCTCAACAAAACAGACGGGATTGGAGTAGTTGTATTTGAGGCGATAATAGAAAGACTCGTCTATGATATCGGAGACATCGACCGGATCGGACTGATCGCAATCGGCGTAGATGATGACGGGTTCCCCGGCTGCGACGCGTCCGACGAGGGGAATGGATGATTTCCGGGAGCTGGGAATTATAGGAGATATGGGAGTAATGGGAGATATGCGATAGGGTGTAGTCTCCTCGGCGATGGTGTCGGGCTGGGGGAGTTTATCGGCGGTGTTATTGCGGATATGCTCGGGGAGGGTGTAGGGATCCCCCTTGCCGGTGATGAGCCAATTGATGTTGACCTTTTCCTTTTTAGACAAATCCTCTAAAAATTCAGGGGACAGCATTTTCCCCGTTTTCTCGAACTTAGCATAAGTCCCCGGTTTAAATCCGAAGATTTTTCCAAATTCTTCCTGTGTTCTATTCCCCCGGATTTTCCTTATCCGGTCTTTTAGAGACATTTTCCAACCCCTTTTAACCCAGAGAAAAAATATCTAAATAATTTCTACTTTTTTTCCATTTTGTACTTGACATATCCCCCCGAAATAGAAATATTCTCTATCCAACGATTAACTAATTAAACGAGATAAGGAGCCTTTATAGAAAATGTCTCCAGCAGAAGTCAAGGCAAAAATCATACTCCTGGGAAAATCGCAGGCTGCGATTGCGGTTATGGCGGGCGTGAGCCGGGCTGCGATCACGATGATTATTCAGCGGAAGGGGAAGTCAAGGAGATTGCAGGAATTGATTGCGCGGGAGATAGGGATGAGATTTGATGAGGTTTGGGGGGAGATCGTAGCATGACTGGGGGAATGGGAATGATGGGAAGTATGGGAATTATAGATAAAATCAGCGCACGAAAATCAGGGAGTGCGATGAACCCTCAGAGTATAGCCAGACCCTGGTTGGCTTTTCTGAGGATCAGCCCCGCGGATGTCCGCGGGGCTATATTTATCGTATGGGAAAGGGACTAAAATGACCAAAAGGACAAAAGGGGGGAACTGGGATGAGTAAATTTTATGGACAGACATACATGTATCCGACAGCGAATGACGGTTTGAGGGAGATCGGGGTGACGCAGGGGCTGGGCGGCGGGATATGGATCGTGGCATGGATAAAAAATAATGGATCCAAAAAGCGAGTAAAAACGGACAACCTAAAACCAACCCAGAATCCACAGGAACTCCAAGAGAATCTGGATTCCTGGGTGAAAAAAAGACCCTCGATTACCCTCTTTTCAGGGGAAGGGACAAAAGTGACGCAAGGGACATAAATGGGGGAAGATCATGCAATCATCTGAGTGGATACGATATAGTGGGATGGCGGAGGCGGTGGGGTGCGATGCCTGGGCGGTGTTCCGCGAGATCGTGGATCGGGATTGCCAGGAGCATCCGCTGATGCCTGGGGAAATCCGGTGCGGTTTGGCGGAGCTGGGAAAGGCGACGGGGCTGGCGCCGGAGAAGGTGGGGAAGGCGATTAAAAAATTAGTGAGAGGCAAGTATATCCGGGCTTTCGTCCCGGATAATTTTTTTGAGGAGTGCATCATCCAGGTATCTTCACCACTGGACACACCGGTACCAGCGGAGAAAATCCAGGCAGCGCAGCAGATCGGGCTGGCTACTGAGTGGAGATATACGCGCGCGCTGGGTGATCATTTGGGAAGGGACCAAAAGGACCAAAGGGACCCAAAGGACGCAAAGGGGGAGGCTGATCCGATCTCTCAAAAGGCCTCCCCCGAAATTTCCGAGCAGTGGCTGCTGGATCGGATTATGGGGGTGAGCGCGGGTGCGGTGAATGCGTTTACGCTGGATCGGATCAGGTGGATGGCGGCGAAGTGGGGGATAGAGGATATCAAGGTGGCGTGGGAGAATGTCAGGAAGTGGAGGAAGCCGAGCCTGTATGCGATGGAGAGGGAGCTGACGAGGGGGAAAGGGACGGAAGGGACGAAAGGGACGAAAAGGGACATAAAAAAAAGCCCGCGCCGCGAGTGGCGCCGGAGAAATTACAGATAGAAGGGAGAACTTATGACGAACAAAGTGGAAACGCCGCAGGCGATTGAAGCGCCTGCCAGGGTGAAGAAGATCCAGGACCTGACGCCGTACCTGGGTGGGCGGGAGTATGACCGCAAGGTCCTGATAACGGAGGCGAAACATTACTGCCAGGGATTGGTGGAATGCATGTTAGAGGCGGGGAAGTGCCTGATATGCCTGAAGCAAATGGAAGGGCATGGGAGTTTTATGGAGGCGCTGGAGGAGATCGGAGTGCCATATCAGCGCGCTAACGAACTGATGTCAATCGCCTTCTTTGTCACTAACCATTTACTGTCAAAATTACCGGATTCCGGTAATTTGAAAAGGTTGGAGACGATGGGAAAGACGCGGCTTTTGCTCCTGTCACGCATCCCGGATGATGTTCTGGCGCAGTTCGGGGAGGAGGGGGAGGTACTGGGGAAGACGATTGACGAGGTGGCTGCGATGCCGCTGGATCAGTTGCGGGATGCGGTGCGGGAATTGCGGGAACAGTTGAAGAATGGGAAGATGCAGGTCAGGCGGCTCCAGGAGAAGAACGATAAGATGCAGGGGCAACTGGAGGCGAAGCATGGGGAGACGGATCTTTTCAAGGATTTCAAAAACCGCACGGATCAGATATTCTCGGCGCTGACGCAGGCGCTGGGGATGATGATGGATAAGGGGATGCCCGGGGCGGAGCTATTTGACGGGGAATCGGCTGCGCCTGCGCATGGGCATGTGCATAAAATCGACTCGATCCTGGAGAGGATGATGGATCAATGGGAGCGGGTGTTGAAGGGGGAAACGTGGGTGGTGGAGTAAAGGATGGGAGTAATGGGAAGAATGGGAGTAATGGGAAATAGGGGAATGAGCGCCCGACCGTACAAATATAAAGCAAATAGTCCGGGGCTAAATAGCCTCAAATTAATGGACCGGGCGGGCGCTTGAATTTAAAAAAAAGGACGAAAGGGATATAAAGGACGAAAGGTGGTGAAGGGTTATGGGAAAACGAATTATCGATGTGTCGAGTGTTGTGGGGTTGGTGTTTCCGACTAAAAAGATAATACTGAGATTGTTGATTGAGGATTCCGATTCCGGGGGATATTATTGCCAGTATTGCGAGGTGGGGACGGAGATACCAGTGGATGGGTATCTTGCGAATGCGTTCTGCGATATTTGCAAGGGGAAAGCGGAGAGAAAGACACAGGAATGGATAGAGGCATTTGAGCAATGCTTAGGGCATCCTAATTGTACACAGATAAGCAGCTGCGAACTCAACCTGCTTGCGCTTCATCACGCGCGGTGTAGTGGGAGATTGAAGGATCCGCCGGTGATAACCAAAGATCAAATGAATAGGGATGAGATGTTTTTATTTGATAATTTCGGGATTCGGATTCGATGAAAGGGGTGAAAGAGATGGGAAACGTGAAACAGATGTTTTTGAGCGCACATGCGGCGGCGGGGATGATCAGGTGCACGAAGGCGGATATCCGGGAGATGGTGAAACTGCATGTGCTGGGTCCGCTGAGTCCGATAGGGGCGCTGCGGATAAACCGGTGCGAGATAGAAACGTACCTGATGCAGATATTCTGGATGGGTAAGGCGAAAGAGGCGTTTAAGAAGGAGGCTCTGCGGATGTGGCGGATGGGGGGTTTGATGGAGGAGATCATCTGCCGGACGCATTTGCCGAGGAGCCTGGTGCGGAAGTTGGTAAGAGCGGAGTTTGGAAGTATGGAGAGGATGCGCGCCGCCGTGTAGCGCCTTTTCTGACGGGGACGCCGGGGGGTAGCGACCGGCGTTCACGTGAGGGAAGGGCAAGACATAGAAAGGGAAGGGTATGAAAAAGAGGTTGGGGTTTAGGGCGAGATGGCATAGGCATCAGGTGATGAGGCTGCCGATACTTGGGGATGGGAGATATGGGAAGCATGGGAGATATGGGAGGGGATGGAATCCGAGATGCGTGATCAGGGCGCCACGGCGGTGGGAGGAGGAGAGGTTTTTGAGCCAGGGGAACTGGTGGAATTACTATATGGATCCACAACTTAAGGACTGGCAGTTAAGATTTATCAAATGGCTAAAAGAGGAGAATTTTGAAAATCTCCCATTGGTGAAATTACTGAAAAAGCGTGAGAGAAAGACATATCTGTCACAGCACAGGATAGAATTTATGGGGGTAGATTTAGGCGTGGCTGCGGTTAGAAAAGGGACAATCCTGTATCCAAATATAGCTGAAATGACTAGTTGGGAAACTGGGATCGGATTTGAGGAATAAGATGTATGATTTGAAGAAACATCCGCAGAGACCGGAGATTGGGACGGCGGAGTGGGGAGTGTACCTGATCCGCAGGGAGATCGAGGGGACGGAGCGGTATATGCTGTGGAGGGGACGGATCAGAACGAACGCCCAAGAGATCAGGAATACGATGGCGGATGTGGTGGAGGAATTGATCGATGCTCAAACGATTATAATGATAGCGATGGGATGCAAGCCTCTCCCCTGGTATGATCGGTGGATCGCCAGGGGATTTATTTTTTTGATGAGACAGATGGTCGGGGCGATCTACCTGGTGAGGAGATTGTTCCCGAAAAACTGGCGGGAGGACGCTGATGCAGATAAAGGACTTTGATTTATGGGTGTCGAAGCTGGACCGGATGGAGCATGAGGTGACGGATGGAGAGGCGGAGTTCCTGGAGAAGGTGATGACGCAGAGGAAACACGGGCTCCCGCTGATCCAGAGGCAGAAGGATCAGATCGATATGATGGTGCGGCGGTATTGGAGGTATGTGCACGATGTGGTGGCGTAAGGCGCTGGAGATTATTTTGATAGGGATATTCCTCATCGTGGCGCTGGCTGCGCTGGGGGTTTTGTTTTTGATGGCGATTCCCGGGGGGCGATTTTGAGGATTGAAGGACCAAAGGGACATAAAGGACATAAAATGATCAGTGAGAGCGTATTACAGGAAGTGGCGCAGCGGGTGGACGGGTACGCAGGGGCGGAGAGACGGGAGATCATCCAGGGTCAGGCGGCGCTCCTGGGCGTGTCGGAGAAGATGCTATACAGGAAGCTCCGGGAGAATGGTATGGGAAGCGGGCGTAAGTCCAGGAGCGACAGCGGGGGTCTGCGCGTGGGCGTGAGCGAGGCGCAATTGGAGAGCGTGGCGTCTCTCATCCTGGAGTCCTGGACGGAGAAATACAGGACGCCATCCATGCCCGCCTGGACGGCGATCCAGATGGCGGAACGGATGGGGATCATCCCGGAGGGGATATTAATACCTGGGACGCTGACGCGATGGATGCGGAGGAATAATCTGGGGAAGCAGGAACTGGCATCGCCGACGCCGCATGTGAGCATGATGAGCGCACACCCGAATGAGATGCATCAGTATGATGTGTCGGTGTGCCTGCAGTGGTATATCGATGAGGCTGGGGGGATCGGGCATCAGAGAAGGAATATGGACGTGTACAAAAATAAGGCGGGACATGGGAGACAAATTAAAAGGCATTTGATCGTGGATCATTTTTCGGGGGCTTTTTACGTGGCTTATGCGGAGAGTGAGGATACTGCCACGAGTCTGGAGTTTTTGTTTGAGAGCTGGGGAGGGAAAGGGACCAAAGGGACGGAAGGGACGAAAGGGACATATATATTTAGGGGAGTACCGAAAAGACTTTATACTGATAATGGGAGTGTGATCCGGAGCGCGATCGGACAGCAGGTGTGCGGGAGGCTGGGGATTGACCTGGGGGCGCATCTGCCGGGTTCGCCGAGGGCGAAGGGATCCGTGGAGAGCATGATGTGGAAGTGGGAATGCGCATTTGAGAGCCAGCTGCGACGCTTCCCGGCGCGGAGTTTGGAGGAACTGAATCAGAGGGCGTTTGAATATGCGATGTGGTACAATTCAGAGAGGATACATACGCGTCATGGGATGTCGCGATTTGCGGCGTGGTCGCGGATCACGCCTGAGCAATTGAGAGAGCTGCCGGAGGACCGGGCGCTGTTGAGGAGCCTGGCGATGAGGGCGGATGAGGAGCGCGTGATCGATTACGCGGGGCGGATCCGGTACGATGGGAGGCTGTACGCTGTTCCGGATCAGGGGCTGTGGGGGAAGAAGTGCTGTGTGGGGCCTGACATTTGGTGTAATGGGGGTCAGACCCGCTTCGCAGTGTCTGACCCCAGCCTGTCGATCGTGGTGGAGTGTGAGGGGAAGAAATTTACGCTGGGGGCGCTGAAGGTGGATGATATGGGATTTACAGAGGGGGCAGTGGCGTGGGGAGAGTACCGAAGTCCCAGGGAGACGGGGACGGAACGGGCTGTGAAAGAGATCGCGTCGGTGACGCCCGGGGAGATGGAGATGAAGCCGCTGAAAATAAAGGACGAAAATGACGTAAGGGACATAAGTGGGAGAGAGATAGAGATAAGAGAAAATATTGTGGAGAGAACATATACCAGGATCCAGGCGAAGCAGGAGGTGGCGCGGCGGCTGGGGTATTCTCCGGAGGCGTGGATGCTGGCGCTGATGGATCAGAGATGGGTCGATAAAAAGGAGGTGAGCGCAGGGGATATAGACGATCTGATGCTGGGGTGCATGGGGGATCGTCGGCATGATGTCGCGATAATCTAAAAGGGGTTGGGGTAAAATGAAAACTAATACGAGGGTTATAGAGTTCGACCGGTATGGTCGAGATGTGAAATTGGTGGAAGGGGGGACGCGTAAATTGGCGCCGAATTGCAGTAAGGTAGAACGAGAATTGACGGAGGAACTGGTATCCTGGATGCAGAGGCGGGCGGTGAGTTATAACGCGGTTGGCAGGCTGTTGGGAATCGGGCGGAGCACGGCGCACGCCATGCTGCATTATGGGTACTGGCCTACGCGGGTACCGCGGGAGCAATTGACTAAAAAAATCAAGTCCGCGATTGCGGAGTTGAAAAAATCCATTTTAATAACCACCAGGGATGAGGTGGTAAGGGAGGTAGATATCATGGAAAACGTGGGTATAGGGGCGCAGAGGCGTTTTGGGTTGAGGTGGGATCCATTTTTAAATGAGATCCACGGAGTGAGCGATATTTATCCGATGAAAGAGGCGGAGGACGCGCTGGAGTATATGAAGCGGATCGCGTTATTCCAGGGCTTTGGCGCGCTGGTTGGCGAGGTCGGTACGGGGAAGACGCTGCTGTTGCGGAAGCTGGAAGAACAACTGGCGAGTGATCATGTGCGATTTGTCCAGGTGAGAAATACGGATAAGGTGAATTTGAAGCCACGGCATATCCTGGAGACGATAGTTTTCGATCTGACGGGTACGCCGCACGGGGGGGGGAAAAGCATGGAACAGATGTCGCGGATCGTGCGGGGGCTGCTGGCGGATGCGGAGAAGGAGGATCAGCGGGTGTGCCTGGTGATCGATGATGCGCAGCAGATTCCGCGCGTGACGCTGCGGAGTCTGAAGCAGCTTTACGATTTGGACAAGGGATTTCGGCGGAGCCTGGGCATTCTCCTCCTGGGTCAGTTGGAGCTGTTAGAGGCGATGCGGGATCCGCGCTTGAGGGAGACGACAAACCGTTGCGGATATATGCTGATGCAGGGACTGGCGCAGCCAAAGACGTTCGAGGGATATCTGAAATTTAAACTGGAGCGGGCTGGCGGGGATTTTGAAAAGATCGTGGATCCGGGATGCATGAAAGAGATCAGGATGCATGCGACCGTCTCCTGGGACTGGTGCGGGGAACGCTATCAGATGGCGCCGGAACTGAGGGTACAGAACCTCATGGCCCGGCTGCTGAATACGGCGGACCGGTTGGGGGAAGCTCGGATTACGCGGGAGATCGTGGATGTGGCGCTGGGGCAGAAGTAAAGAATGGGAAGGATGGGAGTTATGGGAATTAGAGGAAGAATATGGAGAAAGATGCTGTTCTGGGTGTTGTGGCATGTGCCGCTGGGGAGGCTGGCGCCGTGGGTGATGGGGCTGGCGCTGGGGAGGATGCCCAGGAGGGTAAGGGACCAAAAGGACGTATAGGACAAAAGGGGTAAGATTATGTGGTATGTAGTAATTTACCTGGTGTTTTTGTTTTGCGGACTGAGGCTGTTTCGGTGCAGGGGATGATAAAATGAGAGATATGTTTGGCATGGAGATAGAAGAGGCGCCGGTGAAGGGCGGTTATGCGGCGCATCCTGGGAGCGGGCCGCAGGATCGAACCTGCGGGGATTGCAAGTATTTTGAGGAGGTGTTTTACCATAATAAAAAGTATTTCAAGTGCGCACTGGTGAAATGGACGCATGGGCCGGGGACGGATATCAGAAAGAATTGGCAGGCGTGCAGGAAGTTTTATGGGAAAGCGTCGGACGTGGCAGACGGGTCGGACGGGTAGGACGGGGAAGATGGGACGAATACATTACGCGAAGTTTGAGAGTAGTCCGAGGTTGCAGCGGGTGGCGCGGCTGCTGTGCCAGGGGGGATGGTGGAGCACGTGGGATATAACGATCCGGGCGCGGGTGGCTGCCGCATCTGAGGCGATCTGCGAACTACGCCGGAATGGTTTTGAAATCGCGATCCGGCAGGCTGGGCGGGGAAGGTTTGAGTATTGTTTGCGGGGGCGCAATTTTAAACAAGGGAATTTATTTTAATAGCCCGGCTTCGGGGCGCCTTTGGCGCCGCTACGCCGCGGCGATTTTTCAGTACAAAAATCGGAGGATAGGATTATGGAGTTCAAAATCAATGGGAGTGCGGTGGATGGGAAGTATTTTTCGAAGGAGCAAAAGGCGGATCACAGATTTGTAGAAAGGGCGGGGAAAGCGTATGCGGCGTATGCGGAGGCGCGCGCGCGCTGGCTGGAGTTCGTGAAGGATAAAGCTGTGCCGGTGTTCGTGGGGAAGCTGGGTAGTAAGGCGGACGCAGGGGATGAGACGGCTTCCCAGGGCAAGGGCAGGACGATCTACAACATCCCGAAGGACCGGCGCGTGGTGATAAAGCAAAATGCGTACATTAAAATGAACGAACTGGCAGTCCAGGCAAAGGCGATCATCGATGGACTGCTGGAGGAGTGCAAAGATAAACTTCCGGTAGAGGTGGAAGATCTTTTCGGGCTTCTGAAATCGATGTTCCAGGAGAAGAAGAAGATGATCTATACTCCGGGGATCGCGGCTTTTGTCGGGATGAAAAACATCCGCAACAAGCGATTGCAGGAGGCGCAGGAACTGTTGAAGCGGAGCATGGATGCGGATATCGGGAAGGTGTATATGTATGCGCAGAAGCGGAATGCGGATGGGAGCTGGGAGATGGGGGGGGAAGAGAAATAAATGGGAGATAGGGGAAGAATGGGAATGATGGGCATAGGGATACTACATCGCTAAAGATGGATGCTAAACAGACATACAGGAGCGCGAGGCAGGAGGCGATCAGGAAGGCGCTGATCGCCAAGCTGCATGTGCTGGCGTCCCAGGCGGGGCTGGATGATGCGGGGATGTATGAGGCGTTGAACGCGGCGGCGAAGGCGAAGCAGATCCTCATGTATCCCTATAACTGGAAGGGGCGCGGGGAGAAGAGCCGCGTGGGGATCAGTACGCTGAAGATTTGGCAACTGAGGCAGGCGCTGAGGATTTTTGAAAGGGACCAAAGGGACCAAAGAGACCAAAAGGACGAAAAGGACATAAAAACATCAGACGCTCACTCTGCGCAGGATGGGGCGAAGGTGGTGGAGTTTGAGGAGTGGAAATCGAATAAGGGGGGAAAAAATGCAGATGCCAGTTGAATTATTGACAGTGGATGATGTTGCAAAGGGCTTGAAAGTCCATCCCCAGACTGTGCGGAAATTAATCGATAAAGGGGATCTGGAGGCTGTGCTGGTAAGTCCGTCGGGATCCCTGAGGAGGAGATACAGGGTGCATCCTGACGAGTATAATAGATATGTCCGGGAGGTTGGGGTTTGGGATCCGAATCAGTGAAAGGAGAATGCTATGACATTTGAAGAAATTATCGGGAAGATGAGAAAGTCGGAGGAAGAGATAAATCTCATCGTAATATCGCAAGGGACCCAGGTAGCAATGATTTTGCAGCAGATTTGCGGAGTATGGAATAAGATCAAGATCAAACGGATCAAATCCGGGGAATGCAGAGTCAAGGACGATAAAATGCGCTGGGAGTGGATTTGGAAACAGATAGAATTTGACAAGAAGGCAGTGGCGCGGATGAGCGGATATCGAGGGGATAAGATACAGGATTATATTGATATCCTGATCAATATGAGATTGATATATCCGGATGGGACGATCGCGGAGATGGTGAAGCAGGCTCTGTTGGAGCAGGTGAAGAATAGTTTGGGATTGTGAGGTGATGACTGATGGCGAAGAAAAAGATGGCGAAGAAGACCCCGAAAAGGACATCTTCTAAAAGGGCCGCAGCGAAAAAAGGCGCCGGAAGATCGAGCGGGTCCTGATTAAAAAAAGGAGAGTATCATGCGGAGAATATTCGAGAATTCAGAGGAATTATGTAGATATCTCGCTGAGCGAGATGACCGCGTGATACTCTCCTTTTCCCTCGGAAAGGATAGTATAGTAGCGTGGTTGCAACTGAGGAAATATTTTAAAAGGATATATCCGGTATATTTATATACTATACCGGATTTAGAATTTATAAATGAGGGGATCAAATATTTCGAGAAATATTTTAGGGCTGATATTATTCAGATTCCGCACCCATCGTTGTACAGGATGCTTAATAATCTATTATTTCAGACGCCTGAGCGGTGTCATATCATCGAGGGATCGAAACTTAAGGGATATAATTATGATCAGGCATTTGATGAAGTTAAACGGCATTTAGAAATACCGGCAGATGTATTTGTAGCATTGGGGACGCGGCGTTGTGATTCGCTCGTACGCATGATATCGATAAAAAAATGGGGTGCGCTGAATCCGAAGCGAAAAACATTCATGCCGATTTTTGATTGGAACTCGGAAGATATATTTAAGAGCATCGAGTCGGCGGGGATTGAATTACCGATTGATTATAAATTATTCGGAAGGTCTTTTGATGGGATAGATTACAGATATTTAAAGCCGATCATGCGTGAGTTGCCCAGGGATTATGAGCGGATTCTGAAATGGTTTCCGCTGGTTGAATTAGAGATCAAGCGGCAGGAATGGAGGATCGAGCATTATGGGAAGCATATTTGATAAAGCGGAGAAGACACCGCAAAAACGAGCGGATGAATTAACAGAGGTGGAGAAGAAATTTAAGGAGAGGAAAAATCACGAGAAGAAAATATTTAGCGATATTACGGACTCGGAGTACTGGTTTTGCGTTTGCTTTCAGAACCGGGAACAGAAGGAGGAGTTTTTGAAAAAAATCGGATGGTGGAAGATAGGGGATAAATACCTGGATGGTATGGCGGCAGCCAGGGCGTCGGGGATTACATTGGGGAATGAACCAAAGCGATACAAATTACGTGTGGTAAAAAAGTGGGGGAAACTATGCAAGAAATAAATATTGGAGGATGGGGAGCGCACCAGGTGCGAGGTGTGGACGCGGGTGATGGGGTATTTTAGGCCGGTTTCAGAGTTTAATTTCGGTAAAAAAAGCGAGCATAATGAGAGAGTTCCATATAATATCAATAAAATCAATGGTTTGGAAGCATAAAAAAAGCGACATTGATGTCGTTTTTCCCTTGACCTGGGATCGGATTATATGAGATAAATAGATCATAAAATCAATCATATAGATTGATAAGAGACATGAGACAAGATAAAGGAGACAAGACTATGACACATGGACTTACCAAAGAGGATATCCAGGAAATCCTGGAATCTGCAGGTCTGACCCCCGAAACATTTCTGGAAAATATAACAAAAATCGAGGAAGAATTGGAATCCGCGCTGATAGATTTTTATATTGAGCGCGGAAAGGGTGGTAGCGGATACATCGCCCTGCGGCGCAATCCACGTACAGGAGAAATTTGGAATACCGGATGGCTCCCTTCCTGGGAATGCTCCGAGGAGGAGTATTACGGAAAGTACGGATTTTGCAGTACCACAACCCTACAATCATATTCCGGATGTTGGGGATCCGCTGGACCGGAGGATGGATTTTGCTGGATTGCTGATGAGGAGGGGGATTATATTGGATGCGCAGAATCAGCGAGTTGGAAAAATATCGAGGAACTCGATGAAGAGGAAATTGAGGAATTGGAAACGGATGGATGGTACCGTTTTTCGGTGGATGCGTCTGATCCTGTGGATGGGTGGGATTGCGCGGTGGATCTCAAAGAAATGCAGAAAGAGATTGATGATCTCGTGGATTATGAATTGATCCGCGAAATGCGGGAATCAAGAGGGGCGATCCCGCCCCTCCTTGAGCCGCTGGATTCCGGCGGCTGAAGGTAAGGCGGGAAAAGGAGATCGAGATGACCAAGTCAGCAAAAAAACGGAATTAGCCGCCTGGCTTCCGGGCGGGAATGATGAAAGGGAAAAGGAGAAGAAATGAAACTCGAAGAACAATCTAAAAAATACAGAAAAGTTTGTTGGAATATGGATGGGTTAGAGCCCTATACCATCCAGCGCAAAATGGAAATTGCGCTGGAATGGCTCAAAACCCAAAAAGAAATTTACATCCACAGATCCATGGGGAGCTGCCAATGTGGCGACGCAAGTGGCGTTATCCACATCAAAGGGGATGGGCATCTATGGTATAAAATAAATCATGGTTTCGGCACGAAATACCCAAATGAAGGATTGTGTTCGGAATGCACAATCCCTTATTGTATAAGTCATACCCTCAAGGCGCTTTCAATGGTATTTGAGGGAGAAAGGGGGGTCGACGAGAAACTTGGAGCGTATTTGTGCGTTTTTGTGTTGGATGGCGTTGCGCTAAGAAATTACTGAATAGCGGGGCGATCCCGCCCCTCTCTGAATCCCTGGCTTCCGGTGGGAAGTATGGGAAGAATAGGAGGTATGGGAATTATGAGAGCATTTAGCGTGAGGCAGCCGTGGGCGTGGTTGATCGTCCGAGGGATTAAGGATATCGAGAACCGGACGTGGCGGACGAATTATCGGGGGGAGGTACTGATACACGCGGGGAAGCGGATGGATCGGGAGGGTCTGGCGTGGGCGCGGGCGATGGCGTATTTTCCTGGGATCGAGTTTCCGCGGGTGTTTCCCCTGGGCGGGATCGTGGGGGCGGCTGAGATCGTGGATTGCGTGAGCGCGTCTAAGTCTTCCTGGTTCGAGGGTCCGTGGGGTTTTGTGATGCGCGGGGCGCGGGAGGTGGAGTTTCGGGAGTGTCCGGGGAGGCTGGGGATTTGGGAAATGGGAGATATGGGAAGTATGAGAATTATGAAAGGCAGGTGATTTAGATGGCGAAGTTTTTGATTCAACGGACGGGGGATGCCCCGTTGAAATTTGAAGGGGAACTCATCGCGGAGAGCGATGGGAAATATGCCGCGGGGAATGATCAGAACCGCTGGCATAATCTGAGACTGTACCGCACCAGCAAGGGGAATATCGTAGCAGAGTGCGAGTATTTGACTTGCTGGCAAGGGGAACTGGGACATCAGGAAGCGGCTGCACTGGGATCAGTGGCGGAGGCGATAGAGTGGTTTAAGGGGATTATCCCTGCGACTTACGTGCAGGGCTTCCCGGATAAGCCGGAGTACCAGGAGAGGCAGGCGAATCTGCTGAACTGGATAGATAAGCGGCTGGCGGATCAGATTACGGAGATCGCGGAGGAGGTTGGGGACGAGGCGGCGGAAGAGGTATAGGGAAAAGACCAAAAGGACCTAAGGGACTTAAGGGCGGGGCGTGAAAGCGCTCCGCTTTTTTTATTTTAGGGTGTTTTAGATAGTTGCAGGATTTGCAATGTATAAAAGGTACAGGGGATAAGGGATGTAATAATTAATCGTTGAGGTGAGTGATGAAGCGTTTTTTGTTGATATGAAACCCCAGAACGCCGACAAGGCGTTTCCCCTAACCCTCAGTTGCCCGGCGAGGCATTTAATGCTTTGCCGGGCGATTGTATTTCAGAGAGGGGGGGAAGGGACGTAAAGGACGAAAGGGACATAAAATGAGAAAAATTGTAATCATGATGATGATGGTGATGGTGATCCTGGGGGCGGGATGCTCCAGGCTGAGCGTTGAGCGGACGTTCGATAAGGAGGGGATAAAGACCGAGTCGGTGCTGACGTATGGATTTTTCATCAACCGGGCGAACCAGTTAAAGCTTGATAAATCGAGCGATGCAATGAGCGGGGAAAAGGACATACTGGAAAGCATGATCGATGAAGACTCCTCTCCAGGGAATGAGGCGTTGAAGAATTTCATCGATATTTACAAACTGGGGAGTCTTGCAGCGGGGGTGAAATAGATTGGGAAAAGGACGTAAGGGACGAAAATGACAAAAGTGAGAAAGCCGAAGAGACCCAAAAAGCCGAGGAAGCCGAGGAAGCCGGGCAGGCCGGATAAAACTCATGCAAAAGGAGAATGAGATGAATGAGATTAAATTTCCTGTTGAGAGCAAGAAATTTGCCCTGAACAAAAATGACGTCATCAAGATTTTGAAGGGTGCGGGGATCGCTGCGCTTGGCGCGGGCGCGACATACCTCTTTGCGAACGTTGCCCAAATGGATTTCGGGCAATACACGCCGTTCGTGGCGGCGATGGCGGCTATCATCCTGAATCTTTTGAGGAAGTGGATCAGCGGACCGAGCCAGTAGGGGAAGGGACATAAAGGACGGAAATGACGAAAGGGACATAAATGGATGACAAGGAATATCTGAACAGGGTGATCGGGATGCAGCAGAAAATTTCCGAAACGCACACGGATGTGAAGTGGTTGATCGATGACGCGCAGAAAAAGAACGGGGTATTGAAGGAACATGATCAGCGAATAGGTTGCCTGGAGAGAGAGGCGCTGGTGATCAGGGAGCGGAGATCGTGGGTTGTGGGGGCGCTGAGGTTTGCGCTAGGGCTGGTGGGGATAAAGATATGAGAGGGAAGATCGAATGAAGGCGGGGGCACATGGATATGAGTATAATCCGGACTTTATGCGAGAGGCGTTTGCGCTATATTGCAATGGAGTATCCGGTACGCAGATCGTCGTGCGCATGCAGAAGGAGTGGCCAAACGTATGCAGGCAGACGGTTTGCCGGATCATAAACAAGCACGGTTGGGAAAAAGCCCGGGCGAAATTTATAGAGTTACAGAGAGATGGTGTAGGGGAACGTGAAAAGGCGATTGAGGTTTTGTTAAAAACTCAGGAGCGGTTGGAGGAATTAGTCCCGAACAGTGAGAATCATCAGCATTTTGCGCAGCTGATGAGGTGTATAGAATTAAGGGCGAAGCTGATGGGTTGGATGGATGTAGGTGAAGACGGGATCGTGATGAGCAACGATCTGGAGATGAATGCGTACCTGGACGCACTGGAGGAGGTTCTGGGGGATGCGCTGACGAAGGCGAAGAGGCAGATAAAGAGGGTGTATGAAGAGAAAATGAAAGGGACCAAAGGGACGAAAGAGACCAAAGGGACAGAATGAAGATAAGAGATAAAATCAGGAAGAGCCTGGAGCTGGAGAGTGAGGGATTCCGGCGGCGGTGGCAGAACGATCCTATCGGGATGCTGGAAAAGCATTGCGGGAGGCGTTATCCGAGGAAATTGAGGGAGTGTTTTGAGGATATATATTTTGGGAGGGTGTCTGCGCCTGCGATCATAGCGAACCGCGGGGGCGGGAAGACGGTGCTGTTTGCGGACCTGGGAACGTGCGAATATTTATTTAATCTTTATGATGTATTTTTTGTAGGAGGCAGCGAGGCTCAGGCGAAGCTTGGGTTCTCCTATTCGGCAGAGAACCTGGGGATCGAGGAGGGGATTGAGGATTTCAACGCTGAAATCACAAAAACGCTTGCCAAGAGCCAGTATGGGAACTGGATGAAATTTGCGGCGGCGAGTACGAAGCGCGTGAGAGGACCGCATTGCGGGGATCCGCATCCAGAGAACGGGATGAAACAGCATGGGGGGATGTTGATAATAGATGAGGAATGCGAGACTGAGGACGAGATCGTTATCTCTGCGAAAAAGACGGTAAACACTGCTGAGCCGGGATTGATCGTGAGGGGAAGCACCCTGCATAAACTGACAGGGAGTTTTGCGGAGTTGTGTGAGGATCCGGGAGCGCAGGGCGTGACGCTGTATAAGTGGGATGCGTTTGATACTACTGTGGGGTGCGACAAGAAATGCAGCGAGTGTCCGGTAATAGAATTCGCGGGGCGAAAGCGAAAAGACTGGCAGGAATGGAGAAAACAACATCCGGAGTGGGATCATGAGGGGGGGTATTGCGAGGGGAAGGCGAAGATCGGCGGGGGTTGGCGCCGCATATGGGGAAGCGATCTGGGAACGATAGAGGCCTCCTGGATCGGGAAGACTTGCCGGGAGGAGTTCGAAGTCGAGGAGATGGGATGGCGTCCGGCTGCCGGGGGGCAGGTGCTCGATCCTGCGCTCCTGGACAAGTGTTTGAGGGGGGCGGCGGTGTTTATGCCGGGGATGCCGGTGATGATCACCATTGACTGGGGGATGAAGGGTTGGACGGCGATCCATGTATTACAGGAGCAAGCGAACCGGGTGATCGTGGTGACGCAGAGCGAATATTATCATGATGAGCGGGATGAGATCATTTACATGAGATGCAAGGCGCTCCGGGAGATGTGGAATGTGAATACTGCCTGCGCTGATGCGAGCCATCCGTACCAGAATGCGAACCTGAAATATATGGGGTTTGACGTGGAAGAAGTGAGCTTCAACGAGTGGAAGGAGTTTGGGGCTGGGTGGATCAGGGGACTAACGGAACAGGGCAGGTTGTGGTTGCAGGGGGAGATGGGGAATGGGAATGATGAGAGTAATGGGAAGAATGGGAGGAGGTTCGAGGATGCGCAGACGGCGCGGCTGTTCAGGGAGTTGAAGGGTTGGAAGCGTGGGAAGGATGGGAAGATCGTGAAGAAAAATGATCATGGACCGGACTCCCTGCTGTGCGCGGCGGCGCGGTGGGGATCGACTGGGGCTTGGAAGGCGGAGCATCAGAGCGCGGGGATACGGGAGAGCGTGGCGGGGATGGGGAAGTGGTAAGGGGGGAATGGGAGATATGGGAAGAATGAGAGATATGGGAAATATAGGACGAATAAGGGAGAAGGGAATAATACCGATAGTGCGGGGGTGGCTGTTTGGGGAACCCACGGCGGATGCGGCGGAGAAGCGCAAGCCGGATCTGGCGGAGGTAGCGGGGGATAAACGCGAGGCGCTGATGGGCTGGATCTCCAGCGATCAGGAGTATTATCTGATTGACGATCCGACTCTGGAGGCGGCGGGGACATCGGCATTTTCCACGACATACGAGTTGTATAAGGATATGATGATCAAGTGGCCGCACCTCAGGCACACGATCAAGAAGCGGAAGAACGCGGTGATCGGGCGGGAGATCCTACTCAATGCCAGGAGCGAGGATGCTAAGGATGTGGAGGTTGCGGAGTTTTGCAGGGAGATGATCCAGGGGATATCGAAGTTTAAAGACGATTTGAAGGAGATGCTGGACTCGTTGTATTATGGGTTTGCGGTGAGTGAGCTAATGTGGGGGAATGGGAAGAATGGGAGTAATGGGAATTATGGGGGATGGGGAGTAGAGGAGTTGAGGCAGAGGGATCAGGCGAGGTTCAGATTCAGGCTGGAGGATCGGGCGCTGTGCCTGGATATGGATGGGGCGCGGTCAACCTTTGCGCCGGTGGAGCCGAATAAGTTTGTCGTGATGCAGTACGACATGGTGAACGAGAATCCCTACGGTCAGGGGGAAGGGAGATATAATTACTGGTTTTATTATTTTTTCAAGAACTCGGTGAAGTTCTGGAGCATATTCACGGAGAAGTTTTCAATGCCGACGGCCGTGGGGAAGTATCCGCCAGGATCGCAGCAGACGGAAAAGGACAAATTGCTGACGGCGATCAAGGCATTGCAATCCGATCAGGGGATTACGATGCCGGACAACATGACGGTGGAACTGTTGGAGGCGCAGAGGGCGGGGACGCTGGATTGCTATGAGAGTTTTATTCGGTACCTGGAATTATCGGTGAGCAAGAACATCCTGGGGGCGACGCTTACGAGCGATGAGGGGATACATGGGACGCGGTCGCAGGCGGAGGTGCATGAGGATTCGAAGTTCGAGGTGACGGAGAGCGATTGCGCGAGCCTGGCGGGGATCATCCAGGATCAGATATTAAAGCCGGTGGTACTGTATAATTACGGGGAGGGCGTGCGTGAGCCGCAGGTGGAGTTCGATCTGGAGGAGGACGAGGATCTTTTGCAGCGGGCGCAGACGGATGAGATCCTGGTGCGGATCGGGGTTCCGCTGGGGAAGGAGTATTTTTATGAGACTTACGGGAGACCTGTACCCAAAGAGGAAAGTGTGAAGAGTGAAGGGGGAAGTTTGAAAGAAGAGGAGGGGAAGGAGAAGGAAAAGGACCAAAGGGACAAAAAGGACGAAAGGGAGGAGGATGGGAAGTTTAAAGAGGGAAGTTTGGAGGGCGGGGATGAGCGGAAGATTGCGGCGAGATGGGAATTGGATGAGGGGAGGTTTGTGGCGAATGCGGTGAACCGGGGGAAGAAGTTTTATTTTGGTTTGATGAAATGGATTCGGGAGGCGGTGGAGACTGCGGAGGATGAGGGGCAGGTGTATGGATTGAATGGGGAATTGGCGGAGCGTGAGACGCAGGCTCTGGCAAATTACCTGACGAGCGTGCTGTTTACGGCATGGGGGAATGGGGCGGGAGAGATAGAGAGAATGCGGGGAAGGGACGTAAAGGACGAAAGGGACATAAGGGGGTTTGCGGAAAATATCGAGTATGTGTTTGAGGGGCTGACGCCACAGGAGGCGATTGATTATCTGGAGGCTTTACTGCCAATGACCCGGGAGGAACTGGAGTGGAAACTGCTGGAGATGAGAAGCCACGCTTTTACGGTGGCGGATATCCAGCGGAAGGATGTGATCGAGAAAATCCAGGATCGTTTGACGAAGGCGCTGGCGGAGGGGCGGACGTTTGGGGACTGGAAGGCTGGGATCGGGGAGATGTTCCAGGCGGAGGGGGTGGCGCCGCTGAACGATTTCAGATTGCAGACGATCTTCCAGACGAATATCCACCGGGCGCTGGTGGCGGGGCGGGATCGGATGTGCGAGGATCTGCAGAGGGAAGGGATATTGCAGTATGGGAAATGGCAGAGTGTGGGGGATTCGCGGGTGCGGGATAGCCATGAGGCTATGGAGGGGGCAGTGATGAGATGGGATGATCCGCGATGGGAGAAGATGAAGGATTATAATTGCCGGTGCCAGAAGGTGCCCGTCTTCGGGATTGGGAAAAGGACGTAAGGGACGAAAATGACAAAAGTGACGAATGCGGAAATGCCCGACGATGGCAGAGGGGGAAAAGGGGTATGCTGATACGGATGGGGGGATTTTGGACGATTCTGGACGATTTTGGACGGGAAATAATGGCAAATGAGATGGTAGATGCAGGGACGAAAAAGACGAAAGGGACGTAAGATGGGAAATATGATCGAGATCGAGATTTTTAAAGTGGGGGATTATGGGGAGAAGGGGAATTATTCGGAGAGCGATCTGGATGGGATCGTGAAGGATTACGATCCGAAATTGCACGAGGCGCCTGTGACGGTGGATCATAAGCGGGAGGGACCGGCTTATGGCTGGGTGAAGGGGCTGAAACGGGTTGGGGAAAAACTGGTGGCGGTGATCGCGAATATGGCGGAGGAGTTGGCGGAGGCTGTGCGGGGGAAGAAATATGTAAAAGTGAGCGTGGAGATATACCTGAAGATGAAGGAGACGGGGAGGCCGTATCTGAGAGCGGTGAGCTTCCTGGGGGCGCAGATCCCGGAGGTTAAGGGGTTGGCGGCGGTGGAACTGGGGGAAAATTGTGGGGAGTGGGTGGAGCTGGAGGAGAGTGAAAATGGGAATTCTGGGAAGAATGGGAATGATGGGAATTATGAAAAGGGAGGTGAGGAAGAGATGGCGGAACAGGATGCAAAGATCGTGGAGATGAACGAGAAGCTGAAGGATGAAGCAGCCAAGCGCGTGGAAGCGGAGACGAAGCTGAAGGCGGCTGAAGTGAAATTCGCGGAAGAGGAACTGAAGCGCAGGAAAGAGAGTGCCCGGATCGGCGCGAAGGCGTGGGTGGATGAGAAGGTGCGCGAGGGATTCGTGACGCCTGCTGCGCGGGATGCGGGACTGGTGGAGCTGCTGACCTTTGCTGCATTGCTGCCGGAGGATGATGTGATCACGTTCGGGGAAGGAACAAAGAAACGAGCCGACGAAATTATCAAAGGGATTCTTTCCCAGGTGAAGGTGATCAACTTCAGCGAGGTGGCGAAGCCGGAGGCGGAGAAGGTCACGGATGTGGCGCTGTTCGCCGAGAAGGCGAAGGCGTGCGGCGTGACGGTACAGCAGTACAGGGCGGCGCAGGAAGCGGTGGCGCCTTTCAGCGAGGACCCGGACATGACGCCGGAGAATTACATCAAGGCGAATGCGGAGGCGTTCGGGAAAGGGAAATAGGACGCATGGGACGTATGGGGCATATATGAGGAGAGTGAGGTGAAGTAGGAATGGCGAGCGTAACGAGTGAATTGACTACCAAGAGACGGGAACCAGATATCGAAAGTTATCCTGTGTATCAAGCGGCAAAATTGTATGCCGGGACGATCATCATGCTGAATGCCACAGGGTATGCAATCGATGGAGCGGATACAGCGAGCTGCGTGTTTGCTGGAATTGCTCTCGAAACGATAGACAATACAGCAGGCGCAAGCGGCGCGAAATACATCCAGGTATATCGGATCGGACTATTCCGGTTGAAGCTGGGAACAGCAGCGATCACGGATGTGGGAACAGTGGTTTACATCCTGTACAACAATGAGGTTGCCAGGGCAGCAGGCGCGACCAACGATATACCCTGCGGCGTTGTGGCATCGTATGACAGCGCCGGGTATGCCTGGATCGATATCGGACGTAGGGCATAAAAACCCATCCCTGAACCCATGAAAGGAAGGAATTAAATGAGTTTACGAGGAATGACAGGACCGGTAACAGCGGGCGCCCTTAACACGAAATTCCTCACCACTTATGAGAGAGTGGCGAACGACACGCCGCTGACCAAAATCTGCGGGAAGCAGGCAATGGATGAATTCAGCAAGGTTTTGAGCGGTGTGGGAGCTGTGCCGGGATTATCCCTTTTTAAAGGGACATGCAAATTTATCGGGCTGGAGGAAGAGGAGATCACCCTGACGGTGGATCGGTACCAGGGGGGATTTACCTACGACAGAGCGACACCGAGCCATCGGATATGGGGGATCGTCCAGCCCAAAATCAATGGACTTGCGAAGCGGACGAAGAATCATGGCATCAGCCTCCTGACGACCACCATCGCGGCTAACCCGACATGCTATGATGGCAAGGCGCTATTTGCCAACGATCATCCGGTTTCAGGCGGAGAGAGCACGAACGACAATCTACTTGCCGGGTCTGGCACAACGCTGGCGAACATCACGACAGATTACTGGGCGTGCCTGGCAGCGTTATCTGCAATGAAGGACAGCGAGGGCGAGATTATCGACAGATACAATTTCGCCGTTCTGATCCAGTGTCCTCCGGCATTGCGGGAGCAATTCGAGAACCTTCAGAAGGCGGTGGTAATCTCATCCACCTCCAATATCGTGATCAACCGCTTCGACCTGTGGGTCGATCCGAGGCTTTCCGATGCGAATGACTGGTATATGTACATCACGGACGAGGATTCCAAACCGTTCGTGTACGGGATGTACCAGGAGGGATTGCTTGAGACCTGGGAAGACAAGGACAACAAGCTAATCAAGGTCAGCGCGGATATCATCCATGGAATCGGGCCCGGCGATCCGACGACAACGGTGAAGGTTGTGAATTCGTAGTCGGACGAGTCGGACGAAATAATTAAAGGAGTGGAGTAATGGCATACTGTACGGGGACGGATATAGCGAAATACCTGGATAGCGCGGCTGTGATCGCGCTATCCGATGATGACGCTGATGGCGTGGCTGATACGACTGTGATAAATGAGGCAATAGCTGCGGCTGACGCTGAGATCGATGGATATTTGGGAAGCCATTACTCCACCCCTATTTCTTCTGTGCCTGCAATAGTGAGGAGGATAAGTGCAAAATTAGCGATATACAATATATACTTGAGAAGGCCTGAGGCGGAGATGCCAGTGAAATGGGAGGCGGAGATCAAGGATGTGCGGCGGATGCTGGACCTTATCGCCCGGGGAACGATGCAACTGGGGACGCCTGCGAGCGCGGGGGAAACGGGGGATGTGGTGGAGACGGCGAGAACGGTGGATGAGGCGACTATGACGATGGAGAATTTGAGTGGGTTTTAAATAAGGGACTAAAAAGACGAAAAGGACATAAATGATGGGAGGCATGGGAATGATGAGAATAATGGGAATTATGATGGTGATAATGATAATCGCCGTGTATGCGGGGGCGACGACTAATACGCTGACGATTATCAATGTGGAGGGGTATGATACTCCTGTGCCTGCTGCGGGGGATCATGAGTACACGTCGGGAACGATTGTGAATGCGTATATGACGGATGTTGTGGTGGAGGATCAGGGATCGACTTGCACGTGCACGGGATACCTCGGAGAGGGCGCGCTGGGAAATGACAGCGCGACAAGCGTGACATTTGCCCTGGATGAGGATACAACTATAACATGGCAATGGAGCTGCGAGACGCCGACACCTACGCCGACTCCAACACCTACACCTACGGAGACGCCTACACCGACACCCACAGACACGCCGACACCGACACCCACGGAGACACCAACACCAACGCCGACACCGACACCCACGCCCACCCCGACACCGACACCGACAGCGACGCCGAGTACTGGATACTGGATAAGCGGGGCTGGAACTGAGGGTATGAATGGATTATATTGCTGGAGCGGGGATGATTATAATGGATGCGCGTATTATTCCCAGAGCGGAGGGAATGGGCAAATAAGATATGAGGGAGTTGATGTATGGGTAATCTGCGACCTGGGGGTTTCGCAATATGAGTTGACGGCGCTGGAGGTGGCGTGCGAGACGTATCTCACGACCGATACCTGGGTAACGAGCGGAGGCGCTGAACCTGCGCCGCTGGTGGAGGATTGGGATTGTAATGATCCGACTCCCACACCAACACCGACTCCCACAGACACGCCGACACCGACTCCCACGGAGACACCAACACCAACACCGACGCCGACACCGACGGAGACGCCTACGCCGACACCTACACCGACTCCCACGCCCACGCCCACGGACACTCCGACGCCGACACCAACGCCCACGCCGACGCCGACAGCGACTCCGATTACGGTAAGCGGGACTATCCAGAGCGCGATTGATAGCGTAGTCGGAGCCGGGACTGGAGTGATTATAACTGCGCCAGCCGGGACGTATGCGGAGAATATCAATTTCAGGGGGAAGAATATAACTTTACAGAGCGCGGATCCGACAAGCGCTGGAGCTGTTGCGGCGACTATTATTGACGGAAATGACCTGGGCGCATGCGTGACGTTTGCGGGGACTGAGACGGGAGCGGTTTTGGACGGCTTTACCATCACGGATGGTCGCGGGACGAGTAACAAGGGCGGAGGCATACACGGGGCGGGAGCGACAGGGACTGTGAGGAGATGTGTGATCCATGCGTGCGAGGCTGTGGGATCGGGGGCTGGCGGCGGGATGCGGGATTTTGACGGCACGATCCAGGATAATACGATCTATGATAATACAGCGGGCATGAGCGGAGGGGGGCTGGCGCTATGCGATGGGACGATCACGAGTAATACGATCGAGAGCAATACTGCGCTGATGGGGGGCGGGCTGGCATATTGCGGAGGGACTATACAATATAATCTGATAGCGGAGAACAGCGCGGATACTGATGAGCCGTGGCGCGGACACGGCGGGGGGCTGTTCGAATGCGACGGGACGATCAACCATAATACCATCGTGATGAACAAGGCGCAGTATGGCGGAGGTCTGAGCCGGTGCAACGGGACGATCAAAAACTCTATCATCTGGTGGAATAGCGCGGATAACTGGTTTGATTACCAGGTGGGAGATTGCGCGACCATCACGTATAGCATAGTGATGAACCGGACGGAGGGAACGGGGAGCATACAGGATGCGCCGGAGTTTACGTCCTGGGAGACCGGGGACTGGAGCCTGGCGAGCGGGAGTCCGGGAGAAGCGGCGGGAGATGATGGGGAGAGTATGGGAAAATGACCAAAGGGACGAAAAGGACATAAATGGGAATGATAGGGAAATGACCAAAGGGACGAAAAGGACATAAATGTTTAAGGTTTTGATAAAGTGGGAAGCGTTTGAGGGGGAGATGAAGCGGCTGCGGATACTGGATCCGAGGCTGGTGTTGCAGGCGTTTGGGGCGTGGATGATCGGATCTGTGGCGGAGAATTTTAAAGCCCAGGGGCGACCGGATAAATGGCAGAAGCTGAAGGATAAAACCCTCGTGGCGAGATGGATGAGAGGGAATAAAAAAAAGAAGGGCGTAGGTCGGAAGCAATGGGGGCGGGCATTCAGGGAGTTTTTCGGAGGGGCGAAGATCCTGATGGATAAGGGGAGGCTGGCGAATTCGATAGGATTCGCGGTGAGGGGTACGGAGGTGCATATCGGGACGAACCTGATATACGCGGCGACTCATCAGTTTGGAGATAAGCGGCGCGGGATCCCGGAGCGGGCGTACCTGGTGTTCCAGGATGATGACTGCGAGAGGTTTGGGGAGATGGTGGAGGAGTGGCTGGCGGGGGAAAAATAGTAAGAATGGGAATGATGGGACGTATGTGAATTATGGGTTGGAGAAAGACATTAGTGGAGGCGGTGAAGACGAAGCTGCTGACGCTCAGCGGGATCCGGACTGTGCAGATTTGGAATAAGGAATTGGAGGCTGGCTTTGCGGCGGGGAAAATCCCGATAGCGCCGTGCGCGATTGTGCAATACCGGGGATTCGAGGCATTGCCTGAAACGGACTGGAGGAAGCGGAGACTGCATTTCGGGATATTGTTTGGGCTAAGAGGGCAACGGGGGGAGATGGCGGCGCTCAAGGGTGATAGCGCTCCGGCTGCGGACTACACATTCGATGAGGTGCTGGAGGCGTTCGAGAATGCGTTCTGGCATGTGGTTCTGGTGGCGAATATGAGTCCCTGCATTGTCGGGGATGAGGAGTATATCGGGAGCATGGGGGGATGCGAGTGGTGGGGGTGCGAGATTATAATGCATGTGACGCTGAAGTTTTCGTAAGGGGAATGGGAGGGATGGGAAGAATGAGAATTATGGGAGAAATGACATGGGTGGAGTAACAACTTTTACGGCGAATATAGTTTGCGGGGCGCATGATATCCTATGGACGCCGACGGGCGGGACGCAGATGAATTTGGGATCGACCAAGGAAGGCAGCGTGCTGCATATCGAGAAGACAGTGTTTGATCGGACGGTACATCGGTATGGGAAAACGTCGTATGAGGTGCGGAGCACGGAGTGGCGAACCTGGCTGGAGGCGATCCTGCTGCAACGGACGTATGAAAATATGGAGATGCTCCTGGACGGGATTATGACGAACGACACGACTGCCGGGGCGACGGATACGCTGAACGGGGGGATCGATGCTGATGATACGATCATCACGCTGACGGATATTACGGGATTCACGGAGCCGGGGAATCATGGATTTGTGGTGAAGATTGGGACTGAGGAGATACTGGTTCGCGGAGTGGATGAAACAACAGACAAACTGGGGACAACGGCTCTGCCATGCGTGAGGGGATATAACGGGACGACTGCTGCGAGCCATCTGACTGGCGTGACTGTGACGATGTGCGGGACGGTGATCGATACCGATCCGAGACCGAAGGCGCGGACGAAAGGGAGTCTGACGCTGCGACCTGTCGGGGAATCGGATGATACAAACGCGTGGACGATGTGGCAGGCGGAGATCCTGTCGAAATTCTCGCCCGCGCTGAAGGTGGATGAGGATCAGGGTTATGAGTGCGAGATCAAGGGCGTGTTAGAGGAGAGCGCTACTGGGAAAATCAGACTGCTGCGGCTTGGGAAGACAGATATATTGACGGATGAGTCGTGGTTTTAAAAGGGACGAAAAGGACATAAGGGACATAAAAAAGATATGGGAATAATTCAGAGAAAGGCAGGATAAAGAGATGGGTGGAGTAACAACTTTTACGAGTGAGATTGAGGTCGGGGCGCATAACATCATCCTGGATGCGGATGGTACCGCGTTCAACCTGGGCGCGACCAAAGAGGGCGGGGTTCTGAAAGCCGAGCCGGGAACGTTTGAACGGACGATCCACAGGTTCGGGAAAACCCCGTATGATATCCGCGTGACGGGCTGGCAGGTGGAGATCGAAGCGATTCTGCTTGCGCGCGGAGACCTGGACGTGTTGACGAAGGTCCTGGACGGGAGCGTGAAAAGCACGAGCGGACTGGATAATGTGGTGGATCTGGATCCGCGTCCGAGGGCGCTGAACAAATACGATTTTGTTTTGCGACCGATCGCTAACGCTGCGGAGAGCGTGGATGACATCGTGATCTGGCAGGGTTCGATCATCCCGAAGCTCGCGATACCGTTCAAGATCGATCAGGATCAGGAGATGGCTATCCTGATCAAGGGATTGCTGCAGGAGACGACTGGCACGATCAGGCTTTTGCGGTTCGGGAAACCGAGCATCCTGGCGAGCACGAAGAGCTACTTCCCGCAGACGTAAGCGTTGGGGGTCAGACCCGCTTCGCAGACGTCTGACCCCGGCGGGTTGGTTTAATGGGCGCCCTGGGTGGAGTGACCCTCGCCCAGGGCGCAAAGTTTTTAAAAGACCGAAATGACGAAAGGGACATAAAAATGAATATTTTAAAGATCGATAAAGGGGATGTGATGTGCGGGATCGATTATAAGGGGCAGATTATCGAGATCGATCCCTTGGTGGATGTGCTGGAGTCCGCGAATGAGATGTTCAAAAATACCAAGGATGTCGATATGATCAAAAAGGGAATATTAATGATAGCTCCGGATTTTCCGGTGGCTGAGTTACGGGTATCTGAGGTGGTTCCGGTACTGAAAGGGATCACGAAGGCGATCAAGGAATCCCTAAAAAACGAACAAAGCCCGGCGGTATAGATACTGTCGGGCTGATGCGTTTCAGGGTGGCGGCGGCGCTGGGGGGGGGACTCTCGACATGGAGAAAGTTGGGAGAGATACCGTGGAGCGAGTTTGTGGAGTTGTGGGGGTATGCGCGGTACCAGGATAAATGCGAAGAGGCGAAGCTGGTGAATGCGGTACTCCTCCCCTGGGCGGAGAAGAACGAAAGAGGCAAGACGCTGAGAAAATTGCAGCAGGATCTGAAGGCGGTGGAGAGCGAGCGGGAGTTGGAGGAGAGGGAGAAGGCGCAAGGGAAAACAGAGAGGCTGAATGACAGAATAAATAAAGGGACGTAAGGGACGAAAAGGACATAAGTGATATGGCGGAGAAGAAGGTAAAAATAGTAGCGGTGATCGATGGGGAGACTGGGGGATTTACGGAAGCGATCGCCACTGTCGAGAAAGAGACGCAGCGATCGGCGGGCGTGATGGAGGGGATTTGGCAGGGGGTAGGTCAGCAGATCACCAGGGCGTTTGTGGATGTGGGGAAGTGGGCCGCGCGGCAATTGGTGGAGGGTGTGGGGTGGGTGAAGGATGAGATTGTGGGGGCGGTGGCGAATGCGGCGGAGTTCGAATCTGCGCTGGCGCAGGCGAGCACGAAGGGCGTTCAGGACATCGAGGCTTTACGCCAGGGGATTGTAGAGGTGGCGAATGAGATCGGGACTGATCTGGTGGCGCAAACAAATGCGTTCCAGGAGGCGCTGCGCCGAGGTGTTGGTGAGGATAATATTGTCGAGTTCATGACGACGGCGAACAAGCTGGCGGAAACATCGTCGATTGACCTGGGACTGGCGACCGAGGGTCTGATGGATACCATAAATGCTTATGGGTATTCGACAGACCGAGCGGTCGAGATCGCGGATAAATTAATTACCAGTCAGCGGATCGGGAAATTAGAGGTAGGGGAACTGACCATGGCGCTGGGGCAACTCGCGCCCATGGCGAGCCAGGTCAACATGAGTTTTGACGAGTTGATGGCGACGATGGTCAAGGGGGCTGAGGCGGGGCTGAAACAACGGGAGGTTGTCGGGGGACTGCGGGGAATATTGGAGGGGCTTTTAAAACCGACTGAACAACAGATACAATTATACAATCAGATGGGTTTGTCTATCGATGACGTCGCGAATAAAATCCAGAGCGGAGGACTGATACAATTATTAGGGGAGCTGGGACCTGACGCAATGGAGAAGATGGCAGGGAGCGCGAGCGAGCTATCATTGATGCTGGCGATCCTGGGTCAGGATGCGGGGGCATCGTTCCAGGAGGCGATGGGAGCGATTCAGAATAGCGCGGGGGCGATGGAGGCGGAGTTTGCGAAGGTCGAGAATACGACCATGGATCAGTGGGGTGATTTGATTGCGCGGATAAAAATATTAGGTACGGAGGCATTATCTCCGCTTAATGATTTATTGCGGCAGGTATTGGAGCGGGTGAATGCGAACCTGTCTGAGAAGTTCCCGGAGATCGGGGCTAATTTTAAGGAGGGATTGAATCGATGGCTGTGGGGCGGGGTGTCTGACGCCCAGGCAGCTGAGATCAATCAGATGGTTGCAGACGGGCGGATGAGCATGGAAGAGGCGATTGCAAAGACCTATAGCGGCGGCGTGGGGGATGCTATTTTGAAAGTCGTAGATGAGTGGACAACGGGAGCGGGGAAAAGGATTCTCGCGGATCTGGAGGCGGTTTTTGCAGGAGATATGAGTTTCGGGGATATGCTGATTGGATGGATGTCGGATGGATGGGCGGTAATCAGGCCATACGTGATCAAGATCGGCGGAGAAATGGGAAAGTTTATGGCTAAGGCATTTGCTGAGGCGTTTCTGCCAGCGGTGCAGGATGTTGTAGGAGAGTTTTTGTATCAGCAATGGGAGGAATTTACGGCTCCAGGGGCGGGATTGACATATGCGAAGGAATGGAAGGGCCCGAGATGGACGGAATATTCCGAAGAGGATAGGAAGGCGTTGGGATTTCAGGGTGGCGGGATTGTGCCGGGGATCGGGAGCGGGGATATAGTGCCTGCGATGCTGGAGCCGGGGGAAATGGTGATACCGAGGGGGATGATGGGGAATGGGAATTATGGGAAGGATGGGAGTTATGGGGGGAATAAAACGTATAATGTGACGATACGGGTGGATGGGGCGCGGGATCCGCGTGAGGTGGCGAAGGAGATAAAGAAGATTTTGAGAGATGAGGAGCGGATGGGGCGGGGGTATGGGAATTGGGCGGTGGAGTATTAGGATTGAGAGAAAGTGACCAAAGGGACGCAAGGGACATAAAGAGGGAAGAATGGGAATTATAAGGATGGGATGAGATGACGTGGGAATATTATTTTAAGCCGATAATTGCCCAGGGGGAAGGGGTGAAGAGGATTGGAAGCGGGGGAAGCCTGGGGATCGGGAGCGTGGATATCCCGGTGGCGACCGCGAGTAGTTATTTTACGCAAGGGGATCCGATATTCGTGACGGATGGGAGTCTGGGGAATGTGAGCTATTGCGGGCAGGCGTCGAGTGTGGATGCTGATAGCGTGACGGTGCCGCTTCCGACACGGGTGGCTTATGGGGCGCATTATGTGATCAAGCCTGCGGCGTGGGTTATCCTGGAGTGCGATTACAGCGCGATGGAGATCGAGCGGGGTCTGGGTGTGGAGAATCTCAGGGCGTCGAGCGGGAAGATTTATCGGACACAGACGGGTGATCCTCAGAAAATTTGGAGGATTGTTTGGGAGGATCTGGGGATGACGTCGTGGGCGGCGGTGCGGACTTTTATCGAGAGCACGCTGAATTACGGGCTGGAGGATTTCACAGCGGCTTTCTGGGATGATGTGGAGGCTGCGCAGGTTGTGGCTTGCGTGAGGCTGGTGCAGGAGGGGCTGCCGTTTCGCACCAGGGAGGATCAGGGGGGGGCGCTGGAGCTGGAGATGGCGTATGTGAGCGGAAGTTATGAGTAAGGGACCAAAGGGACATAAGGGACATAAATGAGAAGCTTGACAGCGGGACAAGAGTTGGAGAGGGTGAAGGCGGGCAAGAGCGTTGTCTGGCTGTTGGAGATAGATTATGCAGGTGGGACGTGGAGGTTTGGGACGCGGGGGATAACAATATCGGGGAATGCGTTTAGTGATAAACTGGTGAGCTTCCGGGATGGGGGGAAATACATCAAAGCGGGGGCGGGGCTGGAGACTGAGGTGAGTTCGGAGGGGTTTGATTTTTCGATCCGGAATCTGCCGGAGGATTCTGACCGGTTTTCTGATCTGGTTCTGGCGAACGGGTTGGATGGGTTTGTGGTGAGGTTTGGTTTTGTGTTTGTACCTGCCGGGGTATCGCCGGTTACGGGCGATATAATCTGGTATCATACATACGTAGTAGATGATTATACGATCAGTACCGATGTGGTAGAGGTGCGATGCGTTGACCTGGGACTTTATAAACTCGACAGGCAGATCGTGGAGATGATCACGGAGGATAAGTTCCCCCTGGCTCCAAGCGGGAGTTATGGTCAGGCGATACCGCTGATATTTGGGGCGGTGACTGATTGCCCGGCGCGGGCGGTGGATAGCGGGGCGCGGGGCGTTTTGGATGGGAGTTTGATCGAGAGCGAGACGGTGATTCCGCTGGTGGATGTGAGCGATTTTCCGACGCCCGGAGCTGGGGGATACCAGGCGCAGATCGGAAGCGAGCGAATCCTGGTGCGGGCGATCGATGCAGTAAACAAGACGCTGGGGACGACATCGAGTCCGTGCGAGAGGGGATATGGGGGAACGACGGCGGGGGCGTATATGGATGGGACGGCGATCTATGAGATAAAGTCGGCGTATCTGTATTTGATGGCGGGGCATAAGCTGCATGGGATTACCAATGTGCGGGTTGGCGAGCGCGCGCTGGCAACGGGTTGGGAATCGTATTATGATGAGGATGCGGGAAGGCATTATATAAGGTTTACGGAGAGACCTGTAGGATATGCGGCGGGACCTGGATCGGATCTGTTGTTGGTGGACGGGAGTCTTGGAGAGGACGGGGTATCGAAGCTGTTTGACTGGGAGACGAACGGGGACAATACGGCGGAGAATGGTGGCTATGCGTTCGACACGGACGGGATATTCAGCTTTGCGAAGCTGACGAAGGGGCAATTGCTAAGCATCAGGATGGCGAGCGATTTGAGCCTGGGGGATAGTTTGTATGGGAGGTATAAGAAGGCGCGGCTGAAGATCGAGTATTTCTGCAGTAAGAGGTGGGGGGATCAGACCTGGCCATATTTCTGGGCGTTTCGGAATGGGAGCGGAGTTAAAGAGGCTCAGATGCTGAAACGTCCGGCGGTGGAGGATACGGCTGTCGGGATGGATGAGCATGATCATAAGGAGAACAGCGACTGGGCGATAGGGGATTCGCGGGGGCTGTTTGGTGTGGAGATGGAGACTGACAGCGATTTAGAGGATGACACGCTGCATACAGGTTGGATGCAGGGGGGGCAGTTCTGGACCCAGCATCGATTTACCGGTCTTACCAGGACGGATGGGAGTTATAAGATCCAGGCGATCCGGTGGTATGCGCTGTTTGACGGATCGCCAACCAGCGCGACTATGAAAATAACTCTGGCGAACGGGAGATTATATCAAAAGGTCTTTTCGAGTTTTTCCATACCCGAAGAGAAAATGATTGAGATAACGCGGGCGAATGTCGGGGAGGTGTTATTCGAGGATATTCTGGATGGGACTGTGGTTTTCAGGATCGAGGGGACATACAATGCTGCATCTTATGTCCAGATTGACGGGCGGATCGAGGTGGATTCGAAATTGTGGATGCAGGGTCAGGAGACGGCGCTGTCCCAGACGCAGATCAAGGCGGATACGAGTCTGGAGGGCGTCAATGGGGAGGCGGCGACGAGCCGCGTTGTGCAGCGGGTGGATTACAGCGTGGAGGTGAGGGATGCGGGGGGTTGGGATTTTTTCAACGGGACAATAGATTTTAAATTATGGTTCGGGAATCCGAGTTTGAATGACGATACCGAGATATATATTATCAATGTCTGGTGGGAGATCGAGTATCAGCCATGGGTGGAGTCGATTGACGGGGGGGATATCCTGGCGGATGTGGAGGGATGGGAGAGCGGGACTGGGGATTATTATACGCATCCAGTGGATATTTTGAGATACATCCTGCTTGACTATTATGGGGGGCTGGGGGCTTATATCGATTCCACTACGTTCGGTACAGCGAGGACGGCCGTGGGGGCTATTGTGGCGAGCGCGGGGCGGTGGATTGGAGAGAAGCGGACGCTGCGGGAGCTGGTGGAGAGCCTGCTGTCGGATATGGATTGCAGATTGATATTCGAGGGAGAGGCGTTTTATTTGAGGCAGATTCCGGCGGCTCTGACGCCGTCGGCGTCTGTTATGACGCTGACGGATGACGAGTGGCGGGAAAAGCATCTCCCGAAGAAGCGGAGCAGCCTGGTGGAAATCGTCAATCAGCTGGCGGTGTATTATCACCGGAATCCAGTGAAGGGGTGGTTCAGGCGGTGCCTGGAGCGGAATGACGAGGAGAGCCAGGGGGAGGCGTGGGGGGTGAGGCGTGATACATACGACGCCTGGTGGCTGGGGGATCAGGCGGGGGCGGCAGGGTGGCTGGGCGACCGGAAGCTGGGACGGGGGGCGTGGAAATACAATCTGATCGAGATAACGGGACCGCTGAACCTGGGGCATTTGGAGCGGGGTGATGTGGTGATCCTGGATGACGATCGTGCGGGCTTGCAGTATCAGACGGCGGAGGTGGTGCGGACGCGGATCGATGGGAAGGACAAGATTTTCCTGGGACTGGCGTTCTTCGATGCGTCGGAGATTTTCAATACTACGTATTGCAGGGTGGAGATTGACCGGGCCGGGGGGGGCTGGATGAAGTTTTACAGTCATGGGGAGTTGCTGGCGATATTGTATGCAAGCGGGGATTTCCATTTTAAGTATAAGTTTAACATGGCGGGGACGAGCATGTTGAAGGGGAACGATCCGAGCGGGAGCGACCTGTTTGTGTGCCAGCTGCTGGCGGGGAGTATCTATGCGCTGAGGGTCCCTCTTCCGCAGACTGTGGGGCAGTGCTGGCATCCGATGGCTGTGATCGGGAGCATCGGGGTGATCAGGCTTTTCGGATCGAGGGTAAGGTCGGACGTGGCGAATCTGACGGGGACTATAGGGAATTATGTGGAATGGAGCACGGATAACTGGGTGAAGCTGGCGCCAAATGGGGTGGATGTGGTGGCGCAGTTCGAGCAGAAGGGGGTTGGGGACCCGGATTATCCGGGGGTGTGGACGTTTAAGGGGGCGCTGAAGGAGAGGGCGCTGGTATAAGAGAAGAGACCAAAAGGACGAAAGGGACTAAAATGAGAATTATGCGAAGAATGGGAATTATGATGGTGGTGGTGGGGGTTTTGATGGGGTGCGTGTGGGGGGCGGTGGAGAGCCCGAGGGTGAATTTCAGCGACCCGAGCACGTATGTGAATGATGATAAGGTGTATATTCGGAGGGACACTGGGGATGAGATGCTGTTGAAGGACGACAGTATTACGAGCGAGGTGAGGTTGTGGACGCTGGTGAATGCGGGTGGCGTGAGCGATCATGGAGGTCTGACGGGCCTGGGGGATGACGATCATGCAAATTATTACAATGCAGCCAGGCTATATGTCAAATTCGGAAGCGCGAATGCCGGGAGCGGGGCGACGTATAATAATACGCTGCCGATCAGCGGGGATGTGGCGGCGAATGCGACGCTGGGGGCGCATGTGGCTGATGATACGATTCATTATGTGCGCCCTGGCGGGATGGCGAGCGTGGCGACTACAGGAGGGCAGTTTGCGAGCATCCAGGATGCTGTCGATTGGCTGGACACTAATTATGGGGGCGGGATCGTGGACGTGGCTGGCGGGACATATACGGAGAAAATAACGCTGTCGGACAATATTGCGATCCGAGGGACGCTGGGGGCGACTGTGATGCAATATGGGACTGGTGGGAATTCGATTATAACCGTGGGCGGCGGGGTGACGGGATATATTGAGGGGATTATGTTTCGGGATACCAACGTGAAGGATAATGTCCGGGCGATATCGAACAGCGGGACTTTATATGTGAATAACTGCGACTTTTACTTTGATTGTGTGGATGCCACGGAGACGATATTATCGGATGGACTCATTTATTTATATGGGTGCAAGATAAAAGGGAAGGAGACAATTATAAAAACGAGCGCGACTAATTCGGAGATAGTGAATTGCAGTGTGGAGTTTATCGTGGGAGGGGCGAGCCCGTCAAAATTGATCTGGCTGGACGGGTTTGCTGACATCATGCGGGACACGATCATATTCACCTATGGGGCGACATACGGGGTGTATTCAGATGGAGACCGGCTGGACATGATCAATGTGAGATTGTACGAGTCTGGCGGGACGCCCGCTGTTTATGCGGCTACGGGATCGGATATATATACACATGGATGCGCGTTTGACGTGACGGCTGGCGGCGGGGATTTTTATGAGATAAACGAGGGATGGGTGACGAACAAGCGGGTGAATGTGGACAAAGTGGCGGGCGAGGTGGATGACGCGTACCGGTACCGGATGGATAGCGTGGCGCGTTTCTGGGTGGATTATGAGGGGAACGGGTATTTTGCGGGGAATATCCAGGCGGCGAACTTCACGGGGGGAGGCGGCGGAGTTGTGACGGTGGCGCTGGAGGGAGGCGGGGATTATCTGACGATCCAGGATGCGGTGGATGGGATCACGTCGGGGGTGATATTGATATACCCGGGGGTGTATGAGGAGCAAGTAACAATATCAGGGGATGACATTACTCTATTAGGGGTAGATCGGGAAAAGGTAATTATCAGATCCGCAAATTTAACTAATGAGGGCGTTGTTCATTTAGCGGGATTGACCACGGGAATTAATCTGCAAAATCTAACAATTGAGAATACCACTGCTTTTTCTGGAAAAGGTGTGGCTTTGGCGGTTGTTAATGGGACTCAAGTGACTGTTTATGATTGTGATTTAATAAGCAGCGGGAGAGATACCATATATATCTATCAAGGTGCGTATGAGACCTGGGGAAAATTTTATAGTTGCTACATTGAAGGGGGTAGCGATGTTACATCCTGTGAGAATTCAGGTCAATTTTATAATTGTCGATTTTATATTAATCAGTCCGGTGAGGAGGCTTTTTTCATAAATCAGATTAATGGGGATGGCGTTGTTATTTCTAACTGCTATTTTGATGGTGCGGGATCAAATAGTATTGGGAATTTTAATAGTAATGATGATGTTTTATATTTTTATAACAATACTGTTTCGGAGAATGTGTCCGACTTCGCCAGCACATATTATTGGGATTATCGAGCACACACGCCCACGGTTTATCATACAAATGGGTCAGGTAATATGGATTTAAATGGGTATTTAAATACGACTGGCGTCATAAAAACAGGTGGTACGGAGCGGATCAGCGCGGCTGGAGTTGGGACTCTGACCCAGGCAAATGTGGATAATATCCGAGTCGATGGCAATGTGATATCTTCGACCAATACCAATGGCGACATAGCATTGACGCCGGACGGTACGGGTGATACAAATCTGACGGCTGGAGATTTAGAGATAGGGGGAACGGCTGTCATAGATGCCAGCCGGAATGGGACATTTGCGTATTTAAAATCAACAAATAATGCCGAATGGGCGGGGACATATTATGGCACAACGGCAGCGTCCAAAATAGCATTTTATGATGGATCGGGCTATACTGTGGAAATTACAAATGGAGGCGCCAACGAGTTGCAATTGGGGGCGAATGATGTTTTTGACTGCTATGCCTTAAAGATCGGAGATACAACCACGATTGATTCGTCCCGTAATGGCGCGTTTGCTGGGCTATCTGGGACATCTACGTTTGGGCATTATTATGCAGCGGTGGCAGATGCGGGAGGTAATGTTGCTGGATGTGGAGTGGCAAATGAGATGGGGGATCCGTATTCCACAACCGGATGGATGGTGAATGCTATTAATATTCCCACATATATAACAACGAGCGCGGACGGAGCATGTTGTTATTTCAGTGTGCCAGAGCATGCTGGGGCGATAATATCAAAAATTAATGTGCAATGGCAGGCACAGGGTAATGCAGATGGAGTACTGCTGAGGCTGGTTAAATGTGCGCGGGGTGGGGGAACTGTGGCATGGACGGTTATTGGGGCACAGCAGACATATACGGATGCCGGGGCGCCCTATGATATCACCACCTCTGAGTATGATGTGGCAGATGAGACGATGGCGGCGAGCACGACATATGCGATAGAGGTGGAGGCGCAGGCAGTGACGGGGGTTAATTTATTTAGCGTGGGAGTGGAAACGAGTAAGAGGATTTATTGA